GCAAAGTTTACTGTTAAACCTATACAAATATCCATTGCATCACCTTCTGCATCAGTCGGAGTTATTTTAGTTTCAAACCAAATATCTCTCCCAGAGGCTACTGCAAAAATCTCATTGCCTTGAATAGAAGCACCATCGTTGTCTGTTGTAGCTTGTGAACTTAAAGTTACTGCACCACCTACAACATCAGCTGCAATAGCTGCTGAAGCACTGCTGTCTTTTACAACTGTCCAGTCATTTGTATTGTCTAAAGCAACACCAGTAAAATCATCCATGTAAACCATGTAATCTGGATTGCTACCTATTGGTAAGTTTTCAAACCAACCTTTTGAATTACCTTTTCCTGAAAATAGAATCGGTCCTGAAAAATGCGTATTAGCCATGTTATATCTCCTTGTCGTGGCTAGAGTCAGCTTTCGCTGTCAAGTTGATAGTAAAGAGGGGAGAAAACTCCCCTCCCTTATTTTATTATGCAGCACCTTCTGTGCCGAAAACGCCACGCCAGTCAGTAAAACCGAAAGAATAACGCTCACGAACTTTATAGCGAACATTACCAGTTTCGAAGTCACCTTCCATGCCTTTTTTCATAGGCGAACGTTGGAACATTTTCAACCCATCAGGAACGTCTGTAAGAACAAAGAACGCATCTGAGTCAGTCAAACGACGCATAATATGATATCCTTGAGGCAGATAACCACCTGACTTGATAGCATTAATATCGTTGTCTGCTGTACCAGTGCGAAGCTGTGATTCTAACAAACGCTCTGCTGTAAAGGTATAAGCTGTTGGAATAACAAGCCTTGTACCTTGTGCAGCAATCCTTAATCCACGATCATCTTTCATATCCGCAATTTGGATAAGAACAGACTCAAGTGAAGTTTCAGATAAATCCGCAGCAGTTGCTAACACATTAGACTGATTTCCATTTGTAGTTGGGTGCGATGCACTTAAAAGTACAACACCATCACCACCTGTAAAACCAGCTGTTTGTGCATTATTTAAAACATTTGCAGCTTTAATCTCTTTAGTAGAAGACATTGAGCGTGCGAGTGCTTTAGTATAGCGTGATGCAATCGAACCATATTGACCATCCTCTTCAGCTTCCTCAGTAATTGAGAATGCCAAAGCAACAGTTTCATGCTGATACCTAGCAGTCCATTGCTGACTACCAGTATCATAAGAAATTGCTGCACCTTCATCTTTAGTTGGTGCTGAACCAAAACCCTGTAGCAATACATCTTCTTCAAAAGCCTTACTAGAAGTATTTGAAGAGAAAACTGCTTCATATTCTGGTGGATAGCTATCGTATTCAAGACCGAAGAGAGTATTCAGTCCTGGTTCGAGCATTTTTGCAAATTGTGCTCTATTCATAGACATTGTTCATACCCTCCTATATACCTGCACTGTCTTTTAGAATGTGCTCGTTAATTAGCACTTCCATGACAGCGTTGGTTCCGAAAGCATTATCTGGTGATTCCCAAAGACCGAGAATCTTACAAGTAGCAGTACCAGCTGCCATTGTATCAGAGATTTCAAAACCTGATTGACCAGTCACAGTTGATCCTGCTCCAGCAACAACATCGGCACAATTACCTATGTTTGTCTGAGCAGGTGTTCCTGCGGACTGAACTTTAAACACAGTGTATGGATCATCATACACATATGCAATGATGTCTGTAGCAACTGTCCCACTTGGCCAGTATTGACTATAAACATATGAGCCATCTGATGCGGTGTAAGATACCCCAGCAAAGACACCAATATTATTAGTTTCTGTTGCACTGTGCGGAGTTAGCAAACCAGTGTTAATCAGAATCACCAAGTCACCTGTAAAGATGTTCTCAGCAAGACCACTAGCAATAGTATACTTATTTGCACGAGGAATATTACCACTCATATGGCGAACTGGGACAAACCCAAAGGCTGCATCTACATTAGCCATTTATTCGCTCCTTTCAGCGTAAAGTTAATCATCCATGACAGAAACGTCTCTGCCACGACTCATTGAAGACTTCCTATCTTGATAAATAGGTTGTCCTGTTTTTCGTCCTAGTGCCTCTAGATCTCCTGCAATTGATTCGTTCGCTTCTACACTTCTATTGTGATAATAGTCCTTCATTTGCCTATGCTTTTCAACAGGCATTTCACAAAGCAACATTCCTTCTATTCCAATTGACCCTGCCCACTGACCATGATTGATAGTCGGAAACAACTTTTCTTTCACAGTGTCAGCTTTGCGAGGTTCCCAGCCTTCACGCATACGCTTGTACACGTTATCTGGAGTTTCTTTACCCTGAATCGAGGTAGCTATCCATCGCTGGGTGTATCCTGGACGAGGCTCTGGAGCATCCAACAATGATGGTGGTTTCCACGCAGTATCTGGGCGAGATTGCTCATTCCTTGTGGAAGATCGAGTTTCGTTTGCACGCACGTTTCTTTTCTCAGTCATGACTGGTTCCTTTGCTGTCTTTTGATTTCAGCCTCATATTGTTTGAGACCTGCCTCAGTTGTAATTCCAAGTTCACGAGCCATCCTAAGTTGATCCTGCGACATCCTCACTCTGTTTGTGCCCTTATAAGACGTGCCACCTGTAGTTGGTGCAACTGGTTGTCTACTTTTCGCTTTCGTCTTATTCGGACTTCCTCCTGATTGTAACTCAGGAAACACTTTTTGTAAACGATTATTAAGAGCGTCGTAATAATCGTCGGAATTTTTGTCAAAACCTTCGATATCTAACTGAACATCTATAGACCTTGCAGCAGCAGTTTCTCGCTCAAATCCTGGAGTATTAAACCATCTATTTTTTTGCCACCAATCCATCGCTTTGGGTGGTGCTGGGTTTTGAGCAGTTTGTTGTGCACGACCAACAGTTGGCGATACAGCTCTTTGTGCTCTTTGTTGCTTTTGCATTTCAGCAATTCGCATCGCAGCACGCATATCAGCAAGCTGTTCCTGAAAATTAACCTGAGCTTCGGTATCACCTTCTTCAACTGCTTTGGTCAATGCTGCTTTTGTTTGCTTGTAACGTTGATTAAAAGCATTTTCGTTGTTTTGAGTTGCACCTTGCTCGAGTCTTTTTAACCTTGCTTCTAGTTGAGCATTTTGCTCTTGCATTTGGCGAGCCTGAATCTCTGCTTCTCGTCTTTGGTCAACGAGCTTTTTGATTCTTTTTTGAACCTTTGGACCATATTCATCCTCTTGTTCAGTCTCTTCTTTCGCCTCCTGCTTTTCTTCGGCAACGTCTTTCGCCTCTTCTTTAGGGTCGTCAGTTATTTCAATTTCGAAATCTTCAGGCTCACCTTTAGCCTTTTTAATTTCTTCTTCAATTTCTTGAACTACATCTTCATTTGCCATGGTAGCGTCCTTCCAAGTTATGTCGCTAAATATGCGGTGACTTCAACATCTTCTGGCAAAATAGACGTTAATTCGTCGTCATTTAGCAAAAGAAATCGAACACCATTAATTGTTACTTTCTGACCAGCATATTTGCCATAAGTAACTCGATTGCCAACTTGGGGAGTGTTTGTTTTCCAAGCAGCACCAGAATCTCTATCACGAAAAGCAAGATCACCCATCGCTGCAATTCGACCATGAGCAGTTAAATATTCCTCATTGTCTTTAGAAACACTAGGCAGATGGATTCCACCTTTCGTTTTCATTTGCACCTGATGGGGTTGAACTAAAACTTTCCAATTTAAAGGAACTGGAATTTGATGCGAACCGACTGTTGCGTCTGTTGATTCGTCTTTGTATATTTTAGCATGTTGATGAGACATGTTATTCATCCTCTTCTAGTTTTTTTAATGTTTCATTGATAATCTCGGAAGCCTGTTCTAAACCCTCCGCAATACCAACGCTCTTTTGGTATGATTCAAAGTCGGATAACCGACCTTGAACCATGCTTTCAGCTATCTCTAGCTTTTTCTCCTTCAGATTTTTCTTTATCTTCTGGAGTAGCTCTGTCACTGTCATTCTTAACACCTCCTGACATAGAGACGCCAGTTACAAAAACAGTAACATCTTTCTTTTCGTCTGACATCAATATCCTTTCTTTTTCATCATTTTTTTCTTTTTGGCCATAGGCTTCTTCTTGCCTTTCATAGCCATCTTTTTCATAGGTTTTTTCTTACTATGCATCATTTTGGATCGACCTCCTTTCATTAGTTTACCAAAATTAGTTCTGTTCATCTGGCAACCCTCCTAGAGCACCCAGAGGAACTCCTGCGACTGATAGAGTTTTAAATAAATCTCTAACAGAACCGACCTCCTTGCCACCTTTTCCTTGCATCTGCATTGGACTGATCTCGGAAAAGGCTTTTGCATCGGGATTCATTTTACTTATTAGTTCAGCATTGTCTTTAGGAACAAGCCTTACTAAACTTTCTAAAGCACCAGTATTAGCTTGTGCTCTAGATCTATGCCGACCATCGTGAGCTATTATCTGAGCCATTTGGTCTATTGGGCTGTCATATTCTAAATATGGAACATCTCCTAAAGCTGTCCCTTGACTTAGGTCGTTCATGTATTCGTCGACTTTAGCGTAAACCATATCAGCGATATATGGGTCGTCCATGTTTATTCTAGCAGCAAGCTCCTCGAATCTACTAGGGTTCATTAGAGCAATGTCGGATTGACCTCTATTAGCTTCTACTAATACTTCATAAAGCCTTTTAGGGTCATATGTTCTAAATGCTTCCGGAGCTTCTATCTCTAGATTTGTTAGTTTACTTCCCATTTCATAGGCAACTTCATCAGCTGGTTTCTCTAGCTTTTTCGCCAAAGAAGTTACCCAACGATAAGCTGTATCGCCAAGTTCAGCTAATATTTTGCCTTTAGCACCCATTAATCGACAGACTCAACCAAATCTTTAGCATTTTTCTTTTTAATGTCTAAAAATTTATTTAAAACTTTAACTATCTCTTTGTCACTAGATCCATATTTTTCTCTCATCTCTCTAACCACTATCTCAGGTATTCCTGCTATGCTCTCTTCTTTTGCTATTTCTGTTCTTCTGCTCAAACCTTGTTGCTCAATGATATCATCAATATCGTCTAATTCATCAATGTCATCTTCTATATCCAATCGAATAATGTCATCTATTGTTTCTTTGACTTCTAGCAAATCAGAAATAGGATTAAAATTTTCTGGCAAAGGAATTTTATTAGCAACTCTTGCAACAGGAGCAACAGATGAAATGTCTTGAGCTGGAGCTGGCGAAACATCCTCCAGAATTTTTCCAACAGGAACTTCACTTAAAGCACCAACTGCGAGAGGTGCTGCAGCGATTGTTGTCATTGCACTTCTTCTTGATGGATCAACAGGAGCATCAACAGAAGAACCAGAAAATTTATTTGCGAGCGATCGTAAAAAACCTTTTACTGGAGTTGTCAGGAGTTTTGCTGCAGGTGCCATTTCTAAACCAGCAAAGCCTAAGTCAGCTGCACCTTCAACATAATCTCCTCGCTGTAAAGCTCGTTTGCCTTCTTGTATGGCGAATGGTAACTGAAGAGGTGTAAAGTCTAAAACGCCAATAGACTCCGAAAGTCTTGCCTCGTTCGGATTGCCGAGCAAATCAGTAGCAACTTTATAAGAAGCATACTGGTCACCATATCCTAAATTTTGTAAAGTGCCTGCAACTTTGTCAACTGCTTTTTGTCTAAGCGTTGCACCTTTGCCTTCATTCGGATCTTCTAAAGTGCCGAACTTTTGACCATACTCTTCTCTGGTCATTCCGAACTTTTCTATAAATTCTTCTTCGTCCATTATACTTGTCCTCCTGAAAGTTCACGAGCTAATATTTTTAGAGTTTCGGAAAAGCTCTTGTCTAATTCTTTTGCAGCTTTTGCAAATTGCTTAGGAGATATCTCGTCGGACTTTATTCCTCTGCGTTCTAAAAAACTTTTTGCAGCTCTTATTTCTGCTTGTGCTACTTTTTTAATTGCTGCTCTCGCCATCCACTGCTCCTAATGCACCTAATGTTCCTACTGGAACTGCTGCTAATATTTCTCCTTTTTTCGACTTGCTAGGATCGAACTTGGCAAATATAGACCTTACGTCGCCTTTATCAGAATAAAATAGTCCTACAGTTCCTGGTTCATTTGTTCTATAACCTCTGAATCCTGCTTTTTTTAATATTTTTTGAATTTCTTCATCTTCAAAAGTTTTATACCCTCCTTCTAAAATATCATCACCAATATCATCAGGATCATCAGCCAACCTTTTAAGATGCTCTGGATTTTCAAAATCGAATATATCTTTTGTTTTTATCTTAACTGGATAAATTGTTGGTGCTTGTTCGTTTATTATTATTTCTTCCCAATTCCAATCAGAAAAATCTTCCCCTTCTCCTATTTCGTGAATGTCTTCCATAACTTTATTAGAATATTTTGGGTCAGATGTAAAATATGTTGCTCCTCTTCCTGGAGGAACATAGCCTGCACCACCACCAAACTCACCAAAAGGATCATTTGTTGTTTTAGGATCGAACTTTGTTATATCAGGATCAGGACTATAATGATAAAAAGTTCTAGGATCGAACTCTTTTAAGTAATCGGCCAATGCACCAATTGGTTTGCCTAAAGCATCAACAGCGGATTCTACAATTTTGCCTTTAGCACCCATAATTAACCTTTTATTTTCTTATTAATATACAAAACAGCAGCATAGACAACAAGTCCAAAAACTGTGGCAACACCAATATCAACTAAATGTTCACGCATGTGGTAAATAAATTCTATTCCAGCCTCTACATCACTCATACCACCACTTTCGTTAAAAGTAATGCTTTTTGTTCCTTCGAAGTTTTCTATTGTTTGTTCCATCACCAAGCCTTACACGACCAATAGCGTGCTTTTGTTTTTGGTCCAGGATTGTCGCAATTATGTCTTGCTCTAAAATTACTCCTGCGTCCTTTTTGATTTTTCTTAATACGCATATTTGGGTCGCCAAAGGTAACACGTTTCACCTTATCACCATCCATAACATATACGACCGATTTCTTTTTGCCATAGCTCGTTTCGCCTTTAGCAATCCTGCGAGGCTTATTTAGTTTTACAGATTTGCCTTTGTATTTAGCCATTAATCACCTGTAAATATAAACTTTTTCGGGTTCAACAAGTTTAGGAATGCAATAAGCTGTGACACGATCCTGTTCAGGTAAGTAAGCACTCTTGCCATAATTTCCATAACGCTTAGTGACACGAGAAGCAAAATAGTTGCAACGATCAATGCTATAGAAATGCATGTCATCACTTATAACTCTCCTTGTGTCTGAAGCTCCAAGGTAAACCATGAGCAAAAATACATGAAGCATTCACTTTTTGTGCACCTTTTGTATCTCGAAAGATGCTTTTTTGCTAGCACCTTTGTGTGGTTTGAAACCTGTTGGTGGGTTTTTCATTAGCTTATAACCTGCACCAGACTTCATCCAATGAAAACCTTTAGGTGCTTCAACTGCTTTTTTTGCCATTTTTCTTTTTACCTTTCAATAAATCAGAGTCTGCTTTTCTCGCTCCACCTTTCCCACTTACAAAACTTTTTACTCTGCCCATTGCCCAAGCATGTTGCGATGTTTTAGGTCTGCTGCCAGAGCTAAAATATGCACCTTGTCCTCTTTTGTAAACTTGGTCGAGCTTGGATTTGCTGAACCTGCTTGCTCCTGGAATAGAAGAATATCGTCCCATGTCCTTTTTTGGTTTTGCTTTTTTTGCCATTAACTTTTGCTCCTTTGTTTGCTTATTCTTTGCATCTCTGCTTTAGTAAGAGTGCCTTCCCTATATTTTTTGGCAGTTCTTTTTATTTCTGCCTCTCTTGCTTTAGGGTTCTTTGCACCTTGCAGGTATTTTTTAGGAACACCTTTTTTGGACTTAGCAACTTTTTTAAACTTTCTTGGCACTTTTCCTCGCATTCTTAAAATCAGATTTTTTCGGAGCACCTTTGGTTCCTGGTTTTCGCATTCTCTCACCAGAGCCAGCTTTTATTCGCTTTTTCTTAGCATTTATGTTGGCATATAGTCCTTTCCTGCCAGCCATTATGCTTTCCTCTTTTTCTTCTTTTTCAACTTTTTAAAATCAGCACCAGTTATTTTTGTTCTAGGCTTTGCGACTCTAGCAAGTTTTTTCTGTTTAGGAGAATATTTATTAAATGGCATTCTAGCCTCCTAGAATTTTGTTCATCATCGAATGAACATCGTCACCAGAACCAACTTTCATAATTTTAACTTTAACATCTGAGTCATCATGATGCATTTCTTCTTCCATCGTTTCCTCTTCATCACCAACGCCATATTGCATATGATGACATAGCAATAAAAAGTTTACAAGTTGGTCGTCGGAAAGTTCTAAACCCTCAGAGTCATGAGCAAAACCCATTTTCTCTACAAAGAGTTCAGCATTCTCTTCCATATTTTCTACATTTACTTCAGCCATTTAATCCTCCTTTTATGATGATAGTGCTGCATTATTAGCCTGAACAAATTGATCGTATTGATCTTGACTTCCGAAAGTAACAAGTTGACCTGTTGCTGGGTCGGTTATAGAATATGGCAAGCCAGCTTGTAAAACACCAGCATCTAGTTCTGGGTTGTAAATATCTGTATAAGTTGTAGAGAAAATATTCCCTGAAGGATCGATTTGCTGCTGACCTATAAGAACATTCTCTTCGCCTATTTGCAATTGAGTTGGGTCACCACCCAAACTCATGCTTCCTAAAGACTCAGGATTTATCAACTGACCATCTGCACCATAATAAAGTTTTTCGCCAGTTTCCGGATCCTCCTCGACTCTTACCATCTCGTCAAATGTTGATGGGTTATAGCCAAATCTTGTTAAATAACTGCCTAGAAAACGAGACCAAAGTCCACCACCCTGACCACCATAAAAGTCCCCATAAACTGGTCTTGTTCCATAAACATCTCGCATTGTGCTGGTTGGGTCGCTATCGCTTTCACCAAAGTCAACTGATTCAGCAACACTTTCACCACCGAAAATACCATCAGGATCACCACCACCAATCTCTGTTAGATCAGTCATGCCTGAACCATCAGCAAACTCTCCTTCATCTAAAGGATCTGCCAAGCCTAGATCTATCATGCTCTCTCCTAGAAGACTCAAGCCACTTGTGGTATCTTCTTCACTGTCAGCAACGACGACTGAACCATCTGTGTTTACAGTATATTCTGTTCCACCAGTATAATTTTCTACAATGCCATCACCATCTAAGTCTGCTGTAAAACCTTCATTAACTAAAAATCCTGTAGCAGTTGATGAGCCATATGGGTCTAGTTCTGAGGCTGCAAGTTGTGCTTCGTAACGAGTATTAAAATCATCTAGATCTCCCGCACTCCCTCCAGGAAGCAACTCGGAATATAAGGTTGATGTAATATCATTAACATTTACGTTTGTGCCAATCTTTATAGAGTCCCCATCGGAGCCTGTAATTGTATTTGTCTCGGAATCATAAGACGATCCTGGATTTGCAGCAAGCGTTGCATCTATTCCTGTTTCATCAGGAACAAGAACACTATCTATATATGTTGTTCCGTCATTAGGTGTAAAAAAGTTCGCAACGCTTTCAAGGATTGTATTCTCATTTGTGTCCTCGTAAAGATCTTCTGTTAAATTCGACAAACCACCTCCAGAGGCAACACCAGTTATATTAGGGAGAGTAGTCTCTTCAGCAGCATATTGAGCATTTGCTGAGTCTCTTGCAGCAGCAGTTGGATGGTAAACACCTCTGTTATCTAAAAAACCTTTTGCTGCATCTATAGCCTCGTCGGAAGCATTTCTATCTTGTATATTATCAAATCTATTTCCCTCTTGATCTCTCCAAAAATCAACTCCTTCAACGAGATTTGCTGTCTCGGGATTGTAGGTTTCTGTTTCAGCTTCGCCTAAAGTTACAATTTCTTGAATAGTATCGGATGCTGCACCACCAACATTAGATATAACCTCGACAGCTGCACTTCCAGCATCACTTACAAAATCAACCACTGCACTTCCAGCATCACTTACAAAATCAACCACGGAAGAAACTCCACTGCCGATTGCTGAGCCGACACTCGTTATTGCATTTCCTACACTTTCGAAAAATCCTGGACTATCATCATCATCGTCATCATCACTGTGAGAATGACTGCTTGAACCTGAGCTGGTGCTTCCACCTCCACCTCCCCATCCTGAGTGAAACCAATAAGCAGGAATGCCATTTACATTTTCACCTGCTCCACCCAGAGACTTTAATAGTTCAGCTTCTTGTTCATTAATGTAGCTTAATTGGTGTGGCTGACCATTAATAACTGTTTGCTCGGGAATAGATCTTAACGCTCCATAATTCATGCTTCAGGACTTTCTGGTTGTGGCATTGCTGCCATTACATTTCCCAATGCACCTAGTTCTCCTTGATTCATTTTCTGGCGAATCTGCATTACTTTTTGCATTAAGTATTGATTTGCATCAAAAGGCTGATCACCCATTGGCATCTGCTCAGAAGGCAATCCACCAAATGCAGCTGGGTTAATTGGTCTAATAGAAGCTAACAACTCATCCATCTTTCATAGCTTCCATTTGTATTTTGGCTGCATTCTTTTCTCTTTCTAGTTGTAATTCAGCCTCTAATTTTTTTACTTTTGCTTCTAAGTCTGCTTGTGCTTTTGCTGCATCTATTTCCATGTCTTGTTTAGCTTCAGCTTGTTTAATTGCGATGGAGGACTGTGCTTTAGCTTGGTCTGCAGCGATTTGAGCTTGCGTTCTTTGCTGTAATGCTTGAGCTTCAAGCTGGGCAAGTTGTTGCGCATATTGTAATGGATTTTCTTGTTGATTTTTGGGTTGTATTGCAGCGATCTTTTTCATCTCAGGAGCTTCTTGTACAACCTGAGCAGCACGCTGGCTTATAAGTTTATCTAGTTCAGGGTTAATATCCTCGAACTTATAGTCTTTTTCTTTAAAGTCAGGAACTGGTGGCAATGGCACACCAATGCTGGCTTCCATGCGTGTTCTATACAATAACGCAATATGCTCAGCAACATGAGCGACCAATATTGGTTGCATGCCTGCAGCTCCAGGATTGCCAGCGAGCGATGGGTCGGAAAGAAACTGCATGTGAACTGCGATGTGCGAGTCGTGATCTTGTTCTATAAATGCTTTTATAGGTTTGCCATACATAACAGACATGTTCTCATCTATCGGATCCATGCGAGGTGCATCTTCAGGTTTGATAAGAATCTCGTCAATATTAGGAATTCGAATCGCTTCGTACATTCGCTTGTATGCAGCATACATATCGTGCATGTTTGGAGCTGACTGAGCCATCTGTAAAACAGATTGTGCTTGAGCAATTCTCTGGGCAGTAGAAAAAATGTTGGGGTCACTGACAGGGAGAATATCAATGCGATCGTTAAAGTCAGCAGCATATACTTCTGCACTGCTTCCTATCAACGAAAATGTAAACTCTTCAGGAAGGTTCTCAGCGTTAAGTTGGGCGATTAACTTGAACTCTTGACCTTGAGAATAATGCAACCTTTTGTGAATCGCAGAGAAGGCTTTGCTACCTTGCTCGATTAAGGCAACAGTCGATCCAACAGGTGCATTTGGATTTACATCCCCAACATTCAAGTCAGCAGTGCTAGCAAAACGCTGACCTGCGTCAACAATAAAACCTAATAAATTAAATAAAGATCCACTTGGTTCTTTAAATGGCAATGGCATTATTGCTTTATTTACGTCGTCGACTGTTGCATCTAAGTCAACGAACTCTCCAGGATTGACTTGTACTTCGCCACCTGTAACTCTGCCTCTTAACTTAAAGCCACCTTGCATATTCGCAAATGCAGCTGAGTCTAATAATGCTCTAAGAGAACCTGTTGCTGCTTTACCAAGACCACCAATAAGATGATATAAACCAAAGCCATAAAAACCCAATCCAGGAAGGAACTTGTAAGATACAAACCAATCCCTGCGTTTTTTCAGCTCGTCTTCCTCTCGCCAGTTACGACGAATGCTAACAATTTTCTCGTTGTCGTAGTCAACTGTTACAACATAAGGAATAGCAACCTCGGCATCTTCGTCCTCAAAAGACTCGTAAACATGCATTTCTAATAAAGTGATAACTTCATCTTCAGTGCTATCACCATATTGGTCAACTCCCTCTATCTGGCCAATAGTATCGCCAGAGGGATCTAAATCGCCACCTTTGTCGCTTGTTGGTAAATAGTAACCAGACTGAACATAGCGATTATAATCGTTTTTCGGCATGCGAATAACATGCGTGTAACGAGGTGATGTATATAAGTCTTTGCTTTCCGGAGCGACGACAAAGTCTTCAGCTTTAACAAACTGTGAACATTGCCTTTCCATATTACTATCCCACCAAACCTTTTTAAATGTCTGGCCAACTAATGGTAAATGGAAAAGCATTTGGTCTAAGTCAGGGAAATACTCAGGCATCTCCTGAGTTATCTGATAATTCATATATTCACGAACTCTGCGAGCTTGCTCTTCTAGCTCCTCATTCGGATCACCAACAATAACTGTCTTAACTGGACCACCACTAGGATAAAGTTCAGCTATGGCTCTTGCATTAAACTGAGTTGCAGCTTCAGCAATCATCGGATGAACAACAATACTCAAGCCTCTGCTGGCACGTTCATCCTCGGAGTCTTCCATGCCACCATCTGGGTTTAAAGTTTCTAAACCTTTTTTATATCGCTCTTCCCATTCTGAGCGAGCTTCACGATCGTTGTTGTAATAGTTAATAAGATCAGATGCTGTTCGACCCAAGTCTTTTGCGGACATGTCCTCAGCTAAATTTTCATCAAAGGTGCTGTCTGGCTCGACAGTTTTGTCTAATTCAGGATCGCCAATTAAGACTTCATCACCAATTGTTTCAACTTGCAAATCATCCGCAGGTGCTCCTTCAGAGAAAGGGACTGTCTGTTGTTGAATCGCAACTGGTTTTCTAGCCATACAATGTTATCCTTCTTTTTTCCTCATAATCATCATCATCAAAATCACCCGAATGCGTAACAAACCAACCTTTTCGCAACCTTAACCATGCCTGCGTGCAGGTATCAACAATGTCATCATTGTCGGTGGCAGGAAATGCTGCACAAATATCAATTAAATTCATAGCCCATTTTTTGCTTTTTGGAAAGTAAATTCTTCCATCTTCTAAAAGAGCTGACGATGCATGGGCACGAGCTTCTTTGTCTCTGTCAGGCATATACTCAAGAACAGGGATTCCTGCCATGCGTAAATCTTGCAACAGGGATTGGCCAGAAGCCTTCTTTTCTATCAAAACTGCGTCAGGTTCATAGTCGTAATATGCCTCTTGTGCGAGCTTTCTTAAATCTGGATAATTAACACGATCGTACCACATTTCTAAAACAATTGCGCAAGTCATGCCTTTTTCTTTAAAAACTCCCCATGTTGTTCGAGCTGAATAAGATGTTTTCTCTTTCGTGCTAAAAGCTGTATCCCAAGATTGCAACACATATTCTATGTCTGGCAGATCATCTTTTTCCCATGGCACCCACCATTCAGCCTTTAATATCCCACCACCTTTGGGCATTGGTCTCTGTTGCAGTTGACCTGCGGAGGCATAAGACCCAAGACTTTTCTCAAGATTTTCAAGAGTTTTAACATCAATCCTCTCTGGCCACAGCAATTCACCTTCTTTTGTTCTTGGGTCGGTGAATCCGAGCTTTGATTTTGTTGGTGTTGGATGTCCGATTTCATATCGAGCAGGTAAGCATAAATGATCCCAATCATCGTATTCGTTCCCTAATATATGTCCAGTTAAATCGTTTTCATGAACTCTTTGCATTATAATTATGAACGCACCAGTTTTAGGATCGTTCAGTCGAGTTTGCATTGCCTGATCCCACCAATCTAAAACACCTTGCCGAACAGCAGAGCTTTCTGCTTCTCTAACATTGTGCGGATCATCAATTACAATAATGTCACCACCTTCACCAGTCAACGCACCATCAACAGACGTCGCTATTCTCTGGCCAGTATGGTTATTCTCAAATCTTTGCTTTTGATTCTGATCACCTGTTAAATCAAAAGAACCACCGAAGTGCTCTTGATACCAACGAGAATCAATGAGTCTCCGACACTTAACCGAATCTCTAATGGAAAGAGAGCCAGCATAAGATGCATAAAGAAATTTTTTCCTTGGCTGGATAGTCCAAGTCCATGCTGGTAAAGCAACTGCAACCGAAATAGATTTCATGTGCCTTGGAGGAATGTTAATTATCAGACGTTTAATATCTCCCTCAACAACTGCCTGCAGATGTTCCGATATGGCATCAATGTGCCAGTTGTCATGGAACTCTCGTCCTGGTTCAATCGTTGGCCAAGCTCTCTTGGTAAACTCCTTCAGAGATCTCTTCATCTTCTCCGATCGAACTTCCTTCAATGACAGCGTGTTCAAGAACTCGTTCAATTGTGGTGAGGTCATTATCTGTTAATCTGCTTATATCAAGCACCTTTCTTTCTTCAATTTGTGCTGTTACTTCAACAGCCTTTAAATCAGGGACGCATTTGCCCAATAAAGTCTTTGCTGCCATAACTCTCAGTTCCGGATCAGCACCAATTTTGCCGATGTTTTGGACTGTGCCATCTTTGTCTTGTGAGTAAACAGGAAACATTTCCTTGCCATGCATAACCGAGGCAAGAAATCCAACAGGGTCAGCTTGTCCCATGATCCAATTGATTGTGGCTGGATGGTTCCATTTTTTGTAGCGAGCTTGACGATGTTGCGGAGGCTTCTGGTTCTTTAATGGTTCAACAGATTTAAACTGTCCATCCCACTTTTCAGGCTCAACTTTACGACCATTATTAACTGGTCTTTGAACTTGTATTTTCTTTCCTTTTCCTGACACCAGATTATTCTCCTCAAAACCTTTGTTTGCAGTGGTCAACTGAAAATTAACTGTATCCTATTTCTGGGCAAAAAGAAACCCCACATTTCTGCAGGGTTTTAGTCAGGGAGGAAGAGGCAAAAGACTTCCTCAGGGAAATCAATTAAACCCAAGCATCTGGGAGGGAGTAATGCAAGAGTTGTATTGTGTCCAAAGTTCCTGATTCCATGTTTCACACCCAAGTATAAGATTGATTATAATGAAACAAATAAAAAGAGAAAGCAGAAAAACACTCAAAGTGAAAATAAAAGACTTTAAAATTATTTTCATCATTTTCTCCTCCTACGCAACTCATCAGCAAAGGTCATTCTCTGGTCAGAATAATAGTTTTCTCTCTCAGGATTCCAACCATGAAATGCTTTTTGTGCCTCACGACAATCATTAACAATAAACTCAAGCTGTGAGATTGTGCAGCTTTTAGCTGCACGCTCCCATTCTTTAAATTGTTCTGCTGTTGCTCCACTCATTGGTCGTCCTCCATAAAGTCTGACCAATCATAAATGTCTGGCAAACCAAGAGAACCATCACGACCAACTTTACGAATGCCAACGCTCGTCGCATTATGCACCATCACCCATCGCTCGGCAAGTTTAAGAGCATGATGAAAGTTGTCGGCATCGACCTCTTGAAACCGACTAGGATTATCCATCCTGCCATTCACCTCGATGTGAAGTACATACTGATGAGAGTTGATCATCGCCTGACCTTCGGTGAGTCGTTTGTAGCGAGATTTTGCTGCCTCATCCGAGCAAAGCCACTCGACAGATTTTTTAACTGCGAGTCTCTCGACCTTAGCAAGACCTTCCTTGAAGTATTCGTTTAAAAATGATGTTGACATATAAGTTCCTTTCTCAGTTGATATAAGATTGTATCTTTTTTTACCAGAGAAGTAAAGAGAAAAGATCACAATAAAAACAATAACTTACACGATTTATGGAAAAGCGTTCCCGATGTTCGGTTTCGGTTACCGACTGTTTTGCTGTTAGGTAACGCTTGCAACTGATTGTAATAAATAAATAAAGTGCCTTTCGTTACCGACGTTACCGCAAATTCGTAAATTCTGAAAAAATATTTTTTACCTCAAAATCCTATATATATAGAGAGAAACCTAAAAATCTAGAACGTGGTCAAAAACAACTGAAGGTCGGTAACGTCGGTTTCTCGGTTACATTATTGTTATTATTACATAAGATCGGTAATGCTAAAAAATTTATTTACTTTTAAGCTGTAAAGAGTAAACTAAAATTTCTAGTATTGAGAAAGGAATAATGCATGAGATGTATAGATTGCGAGCAGCAAACAACTAGAGTCTACAACTCTGGTGTTAACAAAGAAGGTGTAAGTTTTCGTTTTAGAATTTGCCCAGTTTGCGGTGTAAAGTTTAAAACAGAAGAAGTCGTTATGAGGCGAATGCCATACAAAGAAGATAAAAAGGCGAGTGAGAAGATAAAAGAAAAAGTTTCTTCTAAGAGAATTCTATACGACAAAATGCTTCGACCAATCCCAATACTAGACCCAGATGTAGACATGTGATAAAAAGACTTTTAATTTTTATAAAAATAAATTAAAGTTTTATTCACGCTGAGAAAGGATAGAAAATGTCTAAAGTTTATGTGGTAACAAGACCGAGAGAGAATAAGTTTGGCTGGACACCAGACTTAACTGATGCTACAAGATATGGTAAGCTCGAGGTCGTATTTGAACCAAACGAAAAACCACAATTTTTGCCGAGTCCATCAATACAAAAAGCTCGCAAAATTATGAAGAACTTCTCCGCAGATGATTATCTTCTGTGGCCAGGAGGTG